CATTCACACTACTATGCGAAACAACCAGGTTCACATGCAAGTAGAAGTATGGGTATCCGGCAGTCGCATTCAAAACAGAATCTTGTCTAAAGGTATCAGTGACAAAGATGTGCAGGGTAATAGACTACAAGCACAGTACAATACCTTTCTCAAAGAAAGAGAAACGGGTGACAAGTTTCTATTGAAACTACTGGCTCAATACCCATATAACGCCTACGTAATCGAAACCGGTGAGATTGAATATCGTCATGATACCAATCGTGACTCGCTATTGATTGTCCCGTATAAGTTGTCATGGAACAAGGACTACCTTGAATCAATGAACGAGACCTTGGCTGTATTATCAGACAAGACTACGTTTGGTAGCAAAGCACCTAGAACTATTACTATCAGAAACAAAAAGAAAACTGATATCTTGGTCGGTTCTACTAATCAATATAGTTTCAATGATACCATTCGCTTTGACTATTTACAGAGAACCATAGATAATAACAGCTTACGCATTCGTGTAACACTAAAACAAAACGACCGTGAACTATATTCTGAATGCTGGATTCCCGGTACTCAGTTGTTTGGATCAGGTCGATATGATATTTCACTAGAAGGTAATCGAGTTGAACGTGACCATCTTAGAATTGAGATTCCTAGACTATCACAATTACACAACCTGATGCGTCAAGTAAATAACATCCAGCTTTCTGTTGACGAAGTTTCTAAGTGTATGAACAAAAGATAAGTAGATATATGGCAGACGAAAACAAAATCAACCAATGTTCCTTTTGCGGTAAAAGCAAAGAGGTAGTCAAGAAGCTAGTCGTTGGAGACAACGTAGCTATCTGTAATGAATGTATCACCTTGTGTGAAGACCTCATTCAAGATGAATCATTCGGTGTCACCGAAGCTGAAACATCTCCTGAATATGATCCAGAGACTATCAAGGAATATCTTGATAGTCATGTGATTGGACAAGACGATGCTAAAATGGTGCTCAGTGTAGCTATTGCCAATCATTATAAGCGTATCACGCATCCGCCAACTGACTTAGAAATCAGTAAGGGAAACGTTCTTATCGTAGGTCCCACTGGTTCCGGTAAGACGCTCTTAGCAAAGACAGTGGCAAAGTATCTGAAAGTACCCTTTGTTGTAGCTGATGCAACTAGCTTAACCGAAGCAGGTTATGTAGGTGACGATGTTGAATCAATGGTTAGTATGTTGTTGAATGCGGCTGGCGGAGACAAAGAGTTAGCCGAGCGTGGTATTGTCTTCATTGATGAAATTGACAAGATTGCACGTAAAGGTGAATCTACTAGCATCACCCGCGATGTATCAGGTGAAGGTGTTCAGCAAGCTCTATTGAAGTTGGTTGAAGGAACTGTTTGTCGAGTGCCCAATCAAGGTGGTCGCAAGCACCCTGGCTCTGATATGGCAGAAATCAATACCAAGAACATCTTGTTCATTGCGGGCGGTGCTTTCGTAGGATTGAAAGATGTTATCGAAAAGCGCACAAACGGCGGCGGCATCGGCTTTGGTGCAAACGTAAAAGACAAAAAAGTTGAAGGTGATCTGCGTGACGTTATGCCTGATGATCTTACTAAGTTCGGTATGATTCCTGAGTTCATCGGACGCTTTACAACTACAGTTAGTATCCAGCAACTTGATAAACAACAGTTGATCCATGTATTGACTGACGTAAAGAACAACTATATCAGCCAATACAAATACTTGTTCAAGCTAGACGACATTGAACTAACCTTCACTGACGATGCCCTTGAGCAAATTGCCGAGAACTGCTTGGCGCTGAAAACAGGTGCACGTGGTCTGCACACAGAGATTGAACGTGTCCTAATGCCTCACATGTATCATGTACGCAAATACCGACAAAATAATGTAAAAATGCTAAATATCAATAAGGAGCAAATTTTACAGCCCAAAGTAATTATATGAATAGAAAAGGTAGAACAGTCATAGTCCACGACGGAAATGTCGAAAAAGCATTACGCAAGTTTAAGAAGAAGATAACCGAACAGGGCCTTCTTCAAGAGGTGCGTGATCGTCAACAGTACGTCAAACCTACAACTAAACGTAAGGTAGCACGAAGCCAGGCTGAACGCAGATGGTCTAAGTACTTACGTGACCAGAGTCTTCCCAAGAAGCTATTTTGATTTGCATTTATCACCGTGGTATCGGTGATAATTTGCCTCATCTATGTGTCGCCCGCAATACGGGCATTCTATTTTAGGTCTGATTTTGCCCCTTAAATCACTTCTAGTTTTGTGTTTTTTGTGAACTTGTTTCTTTCCCTTATTGTGCGCAGGCCTACCCTTCATCGCAGAAGAAATTTTCATTTTAGTTTCAACATCTCTAGGTGGACTTCCTCCATCGCCTGACTCAGGTTTTAAATTAGCCCATTCAGATGAATCTACTATATTCCATAAGTTGCTGTAATATATCCCCCACTCAGCAACTTCATTGACATTTAGACATTCTTGTATAATTTCAGTTTTAACGTCATATCCATGCTTTTTGATATGTGATATCCAATATGTACCTGAACCCTTGTACTTATGAGGATCCTTTGCCGTAGTTTTTCCTAGATATTTTAACCCTGTTTTGTTGTGGGTCTTTACGTATAGATAAATAGTCATGCTGATTGCTCCTTGTAAGCATTAGAGTAGTTGGGATGTACGAAGTCCGCGAACTACACTTTTATTTATCAGTTTAACCAAAAAATATTTAGATATTTTACGTAATTTGATATGATAAATATCATTGTGAGTGCCGACAGTCGGGCTCACATAGTCATTACTTGCTTATAGGAGAAATATATGACAAAAACTTTAACCCTTCGTTCCCTCGACATTCCGTCAATTCACAAGTTTGGTATCGGTTTCGATAACATGTTTGATGAACTTGCACGAATGAATGCTCAACAATCCCTAAACTATCCCCCATACAACATTGTGAAAACATCTGATGATGCATTTTTCATTGAAGTTGCCACTGCTGGGTTTAGTGAAGGTGAAATCAATGTTCAGTTGGACAATCGTATCCTAACCATTACTGGTACTAAGGAACAATCACCTGAGCATGAGTATCTACACAAGGGAATCAGTACCCGTGACTTTGCACGTGAATTCACTATCGCTGAACATGTGGAAGTTCTAGGTGCAACTGTGAAGAACGGTATTCTAACTATTCAATTGGAACGCATAATTCCAGAAGAAAAGAAGCCGAAAGCTATTGCTATTAACTACACTAAGTAATACAATAGAGATTCGTTAACAATGTGTGCGGGGTAACTCGCACACTCTTAAAGGTAATTTTATGGCAAACTCAGAAACAAAAGTAAAAATCAAACCCAATCTCGCTCTTGCTGAACCACCTATGTATAAGGTGATTTACATGAATGATGACAAGACGACAATGGATTTTGTTGTTACTAGTCTGGTTCAATATTTCAACTATAACATTGATACAGCAGAGCATATCACTACTGGTATCCATGAGGCAGGAAGTGCAGTAGTAGCCGTACTACCTTATGAAATTGCTGAACAAAAGGGCATTGAAGTTACTCTTGATGCTCGTAGCCAGGGTTACCCACTACAAGTTAAGATTGAAGCTGAGGCTTAAAGGGACAACTCGACTCTTTTAGCCCAATAGGGGTTGTTATCATAACAACTGTTATTCACATATCTGATGCCGCTTATAGTGGCATCAACCATTTTGTCGTAAGTGCCGTACGCCCAAGTGGTTACTTTCTTTTCAGTGTCGTGCATTAGTCCGTATGCAGGACCTATTGGTTCAGGAAGATGAAAGTCTTCTCCGAAGTATAATTCTTTAGCAGGTACTGCACTAGACAATACTAGTATTTTTCTAACATCTACGTGCAACTGTAATCTTTCGATAGTCTTACCTAGATATAACATATCATCATGGCGATATGACTCTAATCTGATTTCGTCTAGAGGATTAGTAGTGATATAGTTTCCATACCATCCATTCACTCCGACAATAGCGATACCATCTACAACTACAACATGGTTGTGCAAGAATACGACATTCTTCATGGAATCACATACTTTACGTAAATCACTTAAACGCTTTGTTGCTAACGCTAAGTGCTGGTGTTCTAATCCACCATCAATGTAAAAAACACCCTGGTACATTGTACCGAGGTGTTTTAAGGTCTTTTCAATGACTAGTATATCATCGCTGATATTTCCTGCTATCAAGCAGTACAGACTGGTAGCTTTACCGGTCCAATCAAACTTACTTTCGCTTGTAAGATTTAGGTCACTGATTAAGTCAAAACCGAAGATCATTATGCTTTTGGTTTTGACTTCTTTGGTGTTGCCGTGATGGCAGCAGCCTTAGGCTTTGTTGGTGCTTTAGGCTTCACAGGAGCTTTAGGCTTTGGGGTAGCTTTTGGCTTTACCGGTGCCTTAGGCTTTGTTGGTGCTTTGGGTTTAGCTTGTACAACAGGCTTAGCTTCTACTACTGGAGCAGGCTTAACCTCTTCTACTGGCTTTACTTCTAACACAGGTGCTTCAAC